TTTCCAAACACGGACGCTACCGAGCCACCAAACCAACTAACAACATTGTCTATATTAAATCCAGCATAAAACTTTTCTCCAATTTGAGTTTGATTAATTGCGTTGTCTAAGTACCCCAAGAAAGGTCCTGAAATTGCAAATCCTCCAGCAATGTATTCTGCAATTATATGAGTATCTACCTGAAACTCAAAATATGTGCTACTAATATTAGTAACTAATACTGGATTACCCGAACCATATTTTTCATTATGACTCCAACATTCATCCCCTTCTGCATTTTGTTGTTGTTCAATAGTACATGCAGTCGAAGATATATCGTATAAACTTATATAGTCTCCTATACTAAAATTATGATTTGCAGTTACACGAACTATATTTTTATCATTAATTTGTAATTTTTCAATATTTGTTATTTTACAACTTTTATCATAATTAATATCTCTTTTTAAAACATTATTAAATTTAACAGAATATATAACTCTATTACTATTTGCCTCTATATGAACATGAAAATAATTACCATTTGGATCTACAAGTTTAAACAGCGTCATAGCATGAGTAGACGATGCAGTTCTTTTAAATACTCCATAGATAGTTTTTACTTGTTGTCGCAAAAAATTTAAATCGTTAAAATATAATTGAGCAGTATAAGAAGAATTTGGTCTTATTTTAAAGTAGTCATCGTCAATCTCTTGTGGAAGGTTTGAGTTAGCAACAAGCCAGTTTTTATAATTATCACTTAAATTATTAATTAAACAAGTTGGAAGGTTATAATTTGATGTTGACAAAAAGTTTTTTTCAAAAGATAAGTTATCGTTTATTCCTTGATTCCAATTACCTATATCGGGGTAAACGTAGTTATTTGAATAATCTGCAAATGCGTAGTCAATAAGCAAAGACTGACCACTATATGCGGTATTTATATTATCTGGTGCTTGAACGCCTTGCCCAAAAACAAACCTTCTTTTTGCTACAAGATTAGAAACTTTATATGGATATATTCCAACACAGTCTACTTCTATAGGAGAAACGTCGTCGTATGACCAAAAACCAATCCATTCTTTTGTAGAATTAAAGTTTAAATCAGAATTTTTATATGACAAAGACAGCACCTCTTCTCCGTTTATATAAAGTTTTGAAACATTATCTAAATATAAAATATTGACAAGCATTGGTCTTGTCCATTCGCCCACATAATGTGAGGCTGAATTATTTCCTATTTTTAAAATCAAGAATGGCCCATTTACATACAGACCACTATCGTTAACTAAACTTCCAAATATTTTTTTAGGCGTTGTCGCATCACAATTTAACCTAAGCCACATCTCTATCGTGTAAGTTCTATATTTGCCACTATCATTTAAAAATCCTTCAGATGGAAGAATCAAAGATGGTTGACCATTGTTTGGAGTTATTACTGTGCAGTTTGATGTTCCATAAACCATTGGCGCACCAGTATTCTTAGCAACAAGAGAATTGTTCTTAACAATATAGTAACCATTGTTTTCACTTAGCCCATACGATCTTGCTGGATATCCATATGTTACTTCACTAAAAATTCCTTCTGGAATTTGAACTGGAGCAACGCCCAAAGATGTTGAGGCAAATTCTTCAGACCATTGGCCTAATGTAAATCCGTTTACTAATATTGTGTTTTCGCTAGAGTTAGAGTATCCTCCAAGAAAATTTGCTTTAAATACCAGTCTCATCTCACCACTAATGTTTGGCACTAAAAAAGAATGAGAAAGAAACATCCATTTTTCCATTATGGTTATGTTAAATATCTTTGTCTTTTTTACCCAGTCGCCCAATGGCACATCATAATACTCATAACCAATCTCGTAGCCTGTTATATACGCACTATCAGAATATACATAAACACCTACACAAAAGGTTCCTAGATCTTTATTAATGCTAGAAAAGTCTAAAATAGTTGGACTGACACATGAAAAAGAACCGCTATCAGATGCAATTACATCGCCAGATATTTTGGTTACACTGGAGTTTATAAAAGGTTCTCCAATAATTCCTAATGCCTGCTCAATTGAACAATGTTCTGGTGTCCAATTATAAACGTTTCTCTGTGACTCAGACATTAGAGATAAATAGTCGGCGCTATCGTCTAGGGACCAAAGGGCAATAGGGTGTTCTGAAAAGGCCTTTTCTGCATAGAGGTTAGATTGAATAGACATTGTAGGTCTATTTTATCATACTACGAGATTTTTATTTCGCAAATATCTGTCGTACAATACATTTCGCCCTGTGCTTCCAGATTTTCTGCTCCGTCATAAATAGCAGACCAATCAATCTTTTTGATCTGACCGATATACGAATTATACTCTTTCTCTGTGATTTCGGTGTATGGTTGTTGCGGATACACTTTATTTCCCATGGGCAGAAAAGATACTGCTTTTAATTGTCCCTCGTACATGTGAAGTGCGGGCGCAATATGCTTTGTTTCAGTATTTTTGTCAAATGACAGCGTTACAGACACGCCATTATCTGACCAATATTTCTGAGCAGTAGCAGCAAGCGCAATTTTTTCAAACAATGTTACATCTTTTTCGGATCTTGCGTGACCAGAATGAACTGGGAAATATACGACAGTTGTATTCGCAGATACAAGGTCGTCCTCCATCTTATATCCTGCAGCCTTGAACAAATGAATCATTGGGTCGGTATTCCCAAAACGAATTGCTCTCAAAAAATAATTACCTCCAGGTGCCCAGTGAACTCCAGGCGTTGCGCCAGAAAGAATTGATACAGACCCTGATGGTTTAACAGTTGTGACCCTAATGGACTCACGAACGCACAACCATTCAGAATACGAATGATCATATTTACGAATAGTCTCATATCCTTCGTCCATCCATTCACGCACAACAGGCAAACCAAATTCGTCTGAGAAGGATGCAATGCCTGTAAGAGATGTTCCGATACGACGATTACGCTGCATAATTCCATTTGTTTGTTGCCAGTGGGTTGGTATCAGCGTTACCGTCTTGCCATAGAGATAGGCAAACTTTAATGTCCGCAGAAAGTCTTCTTTTGACTCATGACGATTTAAATGTACCTCAACCAAAGTGCATAGTTCGTATGACTCCAAGGGCTGTTCGGCACAAGGGTTAAACCCCATGACACGATAATCTTTACCGTCAGCAGGTTCTTTCAAACGCCCGTAATCCCTTGCCACATCTAACCATATAAAACCAGGTTCTCCGTTATTGGCGATTAGATCTATATAGTCTTCGTACTTTGTACCTACCGTCGCAGAAACAGAGTTATTAGACATCCAGGCCCAACCTGGTTTTTCGGAATCAAACGAATTTCTTTCTGGAAAAATCTCAGCGTTTTTAAGATTCATAAAATCTTCATCCTGAGCACTGCCTAAAGCCAGGGTTGCGGATCGTCTAACATTTCCTGATACCACACAGGTACCAATAAGATTAACTACATCTACTATTGCACGAGAGTCAAAGACTTCTCCTGCTCTACCGCCGATTACAGCCTTTATCTGCTTGTGAAGTTGTATGAGTGGTGCAGGACCGCTTGCAGTGCCTCCAAAACCTTTAATAGGGGCACCTAAAGGCCTAATAAGGTCATAGTTAAACTCCTGGATATACATGTTAGGCTTTAAAAATGAATTAATGAGCAATCTAACAGACTCTACCCAGCCTTCACGAGTATCTGGGATTTCATACGTCTGTGGTGGTTCTGTAGGGTCATAAATGGGCAAATGTTTTTCTGCCCCGACAGTATCAAACCCTACGCCTACCCCCATCATAAGGGCATCCATAATCCAACCAAATAATGTGCCTGGATCGTTTCTATCTATGTCTTTTGTAGATACCATAGCGCAATTTTGTAATGCTGCTGAATTTTTCTTTTCCATTGTAAGTGCCGTGCCAAAGGACCATAGGCCTCGTCCTGGTGGTGTCCACTTTAACTCAAATAAACGCTGATATGCTTCTTTTGCAGAAGCCTGTGCTTTATAATCATTCCAAGGTAGCCTGTTTTCTTTAGCATGATTCTTTTGAGCCGAATACATACCCTCGATTACTCTACGACAAACCTCATGCCATCTTTCTTTAGTTCCGTCTTCCTTCATACGGGAGTAGGTACGAATAAATGTAATCTCTCCTAATGAATTACCACCTGCATCTGTAAATCCGAATGGGGGTTCTTTTGTTTTATACTCATTTATGAACTCTTCAGACAAACGAAAACTAAAAAAATCAGACATGTATTTCTCCTAATTGAAAACCGTTACTGTCAAAGTATACCAGAGTTTTTATTTTTATAAAACTCTAATGTTATTATTGAGGTTGAATGTTTAGTGAATCCAATGTTGTGGAATCATATACTTATAGCCACTTTTAACTAAGTGCGCTGTATGATGATACGGTGGTGATGGAGGAAACACAATTATGCTTCCTGCTTTTGGCTTTACATAAAAATTAAATGTTGAAGGCAAAGCCTTTGAGAAATCAGATTCTGGAGCCCCACCTTGAATTGGACCATTTGGATCTCTTAGGGTAAATGATATTTCTCCGCCTTCGTAGTCATCATTAAGATACATAACAAAAGAAACTTTAAGTCTTCCATCGCCCTCCTGTTGATCAAAATGTGCTCCCATAAATGTACCCGCACTATACTTTTTAATTGGATACACTGGGAATAACTTTGGCTCTTCTGTTATACCCTGTGATTTTGCATAATCTCTTGCTACATCATCAAATGCTTTTTGCAATGTCTTATATATGTAATCATTTTTTTCATCAACACCTTCGGAGTTGGAGATATTTTTATCTGTACCATAAACATAATGCTTTCCACTACATGCCATCCATTCACCCCAAGGATCCTGGTTATCTTTTTCTATTGCATCAACCAGTTTATATGGATCTGCAATTACATCTGTGTAATAGTAAACTTTTTCTTCTAATATTTCTTTCTTCATAATTACTCCTTTAGTATTTATTATTTTCATAAAAGCCTTTAACTTTTATGAAACCGACAAGAACGTATCTTATTGGTCCTGGACCAACATGCCTTACTCCATGCTCGTATTCTTCGTTTCCTGGAAATACAAGAAGTTCTCCTGGCTTTGGACGTAAATCTATATCTTTATTTTTAAAAAATAGAGTGCCGTCTGTATAGTCATCATTGAGGTATAGTATAGCAGCATATCTAATAGACGGATCAGTATGTTGATCTGTATGAGATTTTAACTGTACGCCTTCTTGCATTCTTTGCAATGTTGCAAAACCAGTTAACTCTAAGTCTGGATGATTTATTGCAATTAATTTATGCATTTTATCTTGCAATTGACGAGATGCTGGGCTATGACTAATATCAAGATTTTTATCATCCCAATCTTTAGTAATTTCATATTTGCCTTCTGCAACTAAATTTTCTACATCATCTCTACCAAATTTTTCTAAACAAAATCTAGCAAGACTTGCTCTGTATGCTTCAAACCAAATATCGTTGGGTGTTTTTTCAATAATATCAAGTATCATACTTAATTCATCTTTAGATGCAAAATTACGAACAAGAAGAACTTCTTCAAAAGTTGATTCTGCTTCAAATCCATTATCTTTAAACTCTTGTTCTAGAAATAGCATATTATTGTTCCACCCTATATTGTTTACCTTCTTGATCTATTTTATATCCCTTTTTCAATAACTCTTGCCATTGTGCTCTTTCTACTTCTTGCTTTGCTCTTGTTTCTTTCATTTCTAATGCCCATGCGTCTCTTAACTCTTGTGAGTATGCATCTTCTTCTCTATCATCCCAGAACGAACCAATGGTATATCTAACTCCACTTTCTATTAGTGTTACTTCGTGCATATTATTAAATCCCCCATCAAATGCAGCAAGCATACCGACCTTTGGTTTAATACTTAATTCTTGTTCTGGAAATTGTAATAGTCCTCCTTCAAAATTATCATTTAAATATAAGAAAGCAGCATATCTGCTTCTAGTAAATGCGCCAGAATTTCCATGCTCGTCTGTGTTGTCTGAGTGAATCCTTGCATAGGCACCTGGCTCCCATTTCTGAGTATGATACCCAATTTGAGAAATTATCTTAGGATCAAGGTCATGAACGCTTGCAACAGCATTAATGATTCCTTGCTTTATTTGTGAAAATATATCGCTTGGCAATCCTTCATTTTCTACATGCTCATCATTGTCTTGTGGCAGGACTGAAGAATAAGACTCATAGAAAGATATAGGCATCCAGGTAATCAACCCAAGTTCTGCGTGTTTATCTAAAACTTTTACAAGTTTTGCAGCAGTATCAGCATTAATAAAATTTTCATAAACAACTATATCTTTTGTTAATCTATTTTTATTTTCTAGGTTCATTTGCTAACTCCTAATCCCATTGTCTGGATCCCAAGCGCTTATTGACTTATCGTCAGGAAAAATTCTATGATATTTTGTACTAAAGTCTGGTTTAACTTCTCCAGTATGTTCTAAAATTTCCCAAAAAAATGGACAAGTATATCGTAGTCCACTTTTAATTTTAGTAACTCCGTGAACATAGTTCATGTCTCCTGGGAAAAAATATGCAGAGCCACGCTTTGGTTTAAACTGTATACCTTGATTTGGAAAGTATAACTCTCCACCTTCATAATCATCATTGATATAAAATAAACTTGATATATCATAATTTGGAAAATCATTAGACGTTCCAGCATCTGGACCTGAGTGTAATTCTTTGTCTGCATGAGGCATTTGGAATTGTCCTGGGTTCCACTTTACTATACTCTGTCCTGTTGATTTAACTTTTACACTAAAAAATTTTTCAATTACTGGCTGCAGTCTATTAAATAAACGAACTATAACTGGAACAATATATGGATCATTTTGGTTAAGAGACGGTGCGCTTGCAACCCTATCCTTCCAATATTCTGCATCATAAATTACAGTACCGTTTTCATTTTTATGGCTTTCGGTAACATCCCATATAGTTATATTTCTTGCTGCCTTATCTAAAAAATCAACTTCTTCTAATGTCATAAAATTTTCTAATTCAACTATATTTTCTGAGCCACTTCCAAAAAATCCTGAAGGGGTAAGTGACGGTTTTCTTACTACGGTTATGGCTTCTTGTGGATTCATATTTAAATTATACCATAGGATACATTATCCCTGTATGGTTGATCCTATCCCTAAATTATCAAAAAACCGTTCAATATTAAATCTCCAATTATCCTTGCCAAAAGATGTACCTATGTTGGTGCACAAAGTCTCAAAATCTTTTTCAGATAATTTGTTTTTAATTTGTAACAATGCATTGGTAACATCTATATAATTTTGCCTTACAAAAGATGGATCACCAGCCTGATTTCTTTTTAATACTTTTGTATTTACCTTTCCTGATGGCTCATACAAAGATACGGTAAGATAAGATTTTGCAAATCCAGCATCCTGATACATTTCATATCCTGATACTGCATCAACAACATTATCATAAGAAATAATAGATCGCACAGGAAATTCTCCGTCTCTAGATACAGTAACAATATAATGATTTACCTTTTGTGCTTTTGCATTAGCAATATATTCATTTACTATGTCTGTATGGTTTGATTTTAAATGATCGCTCATTATAAATTTGACCTATCTACTACATCTAACTTTAATGTTTTAACTTCATGAGATCCTATCAAGTTACCTTTTTCATCTATTCCCTCACGATACCAATCTGTCCACTCACCAGATGAATTTATAACTTGTGCTGCATTACCATAGTTTATGTTGGCTCGTTCTCTCTTTCGATCTGGGTCACTGTAGGCTACAATCTCAATAGTTGTATTATTAAGGCTAGTTAAAGAAATAGGAATAATTGTTGCAATTGGTGTTTTAGCCTTTATAATAGTTTCTTGATTTGCTTTTTTTGCCTTAAGTGCTAAAGGTAATGGATTATCATAAAAAGATGTGCTTATTAAATTAGACATTGTTTCAAAATCATCATTAAAATAATTAACTGGATTAATAGTTAAAATGCTTATATCTGGATCTGTTCTAAAAACTAATCCAGTGTTTAAACTTATAGATGACTGACCTCTGCCAGAATACGAGCCTTCTGGACCAGTAATCTTAACATGTTGATCTGTTTGATCATTAACTCCATCCCAGGTAAAAACTATATCTTCAATACAAGAAATATTCCAACCAACTACGTTGGCTTGAGTTACTGGAAAACATCTATATGCATGTTTCTCTGATGTTAAATCCATCCAATCTCTTTTAATAGACATTGGCTCAATTTTAAAAATACCGCCCTGCATTTTTTCTACAGATATATTAAACATTATTCCTTTTCCCATTTTGGATCATACATGTCTGGGGTATGATACTTTTTGCTATAATCAAGCATTGTAACAATAGAATACTTAGTTCCAGAATGCACTGGCATTGCTTGATGTGGATACATATAGTTTGATGGGAAAACATATAGATCGCCAGCCTTTGGCTTAATATTTAAATTTTGCAATCTAAAAAATAACTCTCCGCCATCATAATCATCATTAACATAGGCAACCAATGAAACTGTGCAATTATAGGAGTATCCATGATCATGGTGTTCTTTAAAGTGCTGACCTGAACCATACTTTATAAAATTAAATGCCTCCCAATATTTCAAAGGCATAATGTTATAATCTCTTCTATAATCTTCAACAGCAACTGCCTGAGCATCATAAACGTCTTGCCACAGTGCCTGTAGTTTTAGGGAGTCCTCGCTTTTGTCTGGCTCAATGTCGGTCTTTTTAAATTTAAAATCAACACAGTCCCTATAGTCTGGCATCAACTGCTGATATCCAACATATGCTGGCATCCAGTGGTACCTTTTACCCTCTGAAGATAACTCTCCATATCCAGCAACAGAACCAAGAGTACTCTCTAGTCTGTTAATTACATCAAATTCTTTTTTAATGACACCTCTATAACAAGTTATTCCATTTCCAAGGTTTTCTTTTTCTGTCCAAGTTGACATAGTATCTCCTTTTACTTATATTCTCTTCTTGTCCAAACTTTATCTTTATATACCCCGCCATCTGGCTGACGATAAATATTTGCGTTATCTACTATTTTAGCATATACTGTTGATGAATCTAAAATATCAAGTTCATGCTCCCAATTTTCTCTTTTAAATGGAAGAATTTGTAAATATGGCGTTCCCGCTGGGATAGTTCCTTCCCACCCATCAATAATAAAAAATGGAAAACTGCCAAGCAATTCAACCTTGTCTGAGTCAACCACGCCAGTAGTATTCATAAAGGGTAGATCGAACCTATTCATTGGTGTCATAAATAATGCACTATATCCTTCGGGCAGTCTCACTCCCCAGTCTGGCATCCAGGCAAAATGATCTTTATAATATCCTTGAGGATGTTTAAACTGAGGCATTGGTGGCCTAGATACACAAAAATCTTTATACATTACGTTATCTATTTTAAGATCTAACGAATTGTGACTGTTTTTAGTAAACACAAGATCACATGGAGTTTTAAAAACATAGCCTGTTATAAAAGCATCTAAAATTGCTGGACATGCTTTCCATGTTGGAATCATTCCGTAATCATCAGTGGTTCCAGGTTTTGGAAATGGACAAACCTCTTTTGGTGCTCTGTAATATTCTCCATTTGACATTTTTGCAAATCTATCTGCATCTTTATACCAATCTGGTATTTCTTTTTGCGTAGGAGTTGGAGCGGATTTACTATCTTTTGTTAACCATGGTCGATATGTTTTAAAAAATAATTTATTGTACTCATCGCCCATCTTTATGACCTAACTCATTAATATCAGTCATGATTACGACACAATACTTTGTACCGCTCTTCATTGGAAGAGATGCATGCTCATAAATGTAGTTAGATGGGAAAACGGCAATATCTCCAACTTTTGGAATAAGAGTGTAGCCGTCTAGTCTTGGAAATTGTATTTCTCCGCCCTCATAATCATCATTGATGTATATAACAGCAGATACAGTTGCATTGTAAGCAGGACCGTGATCTGCGTGTATATTAAAGTGTTTGCCTTCACCTTCATATTTTACAAAATTAAAGGCTTCATAATAGACAACATTAATTCCCCAATAACGTGCATAATCATCTATGCAAAATTTTAATTTTTGATAAATCTCTTCATGCAAATCAATAAGTTCAGCATTAGATGCATCTCGTGGTCCAAGATTTTCTTGTTTATATTTAAAATCTACAGCATCTCTTGCTCTTTTGATTGGAGTTGTTGAGTTTGTTACTTGTGCCTCAGACCATCTATATCTTTGGGTGCCATCCTGCTTAAATAAAGTTCCATTTAAATTTGATTCAAGTATTTGAATATATCTGTCGGCATCGTCCTTATTAAACACGTTTCTATAAATATTTAGTCCAAGTCCTGGATTTTCTACAACAATACCGTTTGGTAAAGTTTTTGTAGGATATCTGTTTGATGCAGTTTCTGAGCGATCTTTTGTAAACCAGGGATTCTGGTTTTCATCATAAACTTCCATATGACTAACCTTTCAAAGTTAAAATTATTCTACTGAACTAAAAGAAGTACCATCCCAGTTGTATGATTGTCCTACATAAACAGCCTGATCTTCAGGAACTTTAATTAAAGACATTCCTGTAGCATTTGCTGCACTGAACATTTCTGCTTTTGGACTATCTACAGGCACCGCAATTCTTGCAACAACAACACTATCAGATAAAAATGCATATAAATTAAAAGAATCTAATTCTTCTTGTGTTGCCTTTAGTAAGTTTGGACCACTGACTCCACCAGAAAATGCAGAACCATCAAAGGTTGCTCCATATAATGCTGATTGCTTGTGTGCACTTGCATCTATTGATGTAATAGGCAAACCAGTTGCGTATGCCGTATCTAAATTATTTACGACGTCTTCTCTTATGTGATTGAATAATGAAATAACATCATATATTCCATTACCTCCAACTACTACTGCATACATAAATAATCTCCTTTAGTACTTTTATTATTATAGCATATGTTGTTTAATGAGGGCATATTTTCATACACCCTCACTAATTTTAACAGTGACATGATCTTCCTGGACAACATGTACCACATCTCCAGCAATATCCACAGTAGCATCCTCCTGCTGGTGGGAAACTAGGTGGGAAGAATGGGAAGGACGGACCGAAAGAAGGTGGGAAGAACGGGAAGAATGGGAAGAATGGGAAGAATGGTGGGAAGAACGGGAAGAATGGGAAGAATGGGAAGAATGGTGGGAAGAATGGGAAGAATGGGAAGAACGGGAAGAATGGTGGAAAGAATGGGAAGAATGGGAAGAATGGGAAAAATGGGGGGAAGAATGGGAAAAACGGAAAGAATGGAAAGAACGGTGGAAAGAATGGGAAAAATGGCGGAGTGGTATTAACGTTGTTAGTTGTAGCGCTAGTAGAAGAACCATTAGCATTTATAGCAACAATTGTATATGTCTGTGATCCTGGATTTTGTCCTGGGTCATCGGCATCATAACTTGAAGCAGAACCAGAAATACCTGTGTAATTAGATCCATCAGAACCAGTAATTGTATATGAACTTAGTGCGGAACCACCATTAGCGCCTGGTGTCCAGGATATTCTATTTGTGTTTGCTGATAGTGCAGATGCAGAAACGCTTGTTGGAACACTAGGAACAGTTGATACTGTCACTGCAGAAGATGCAGCAGAAGCAGCAGAGGTTCCTGCTGCGTTAGTTGCTGTTACTGTAAATGTGGGCGTTGCTGCTGAAGCAATTCCAGTTACAGTAATTGGAGATGATGCTCCAGATGCTGTCTGACCAGTGCTTGCTGTTACTGTAAAAGATGTTGCATTTGGAGATAACGCAGGTAAAGAAAATGCAACAGTTACTGCTCCATCATTAAATGCACGACCTGATCCTACGTTTGTAGCGCTAGTAATCGTCGGCGTTAATGGCTCCAAAAAGTCATTTGATGCCTGAGACTTTCTACCTACTCGTTTCTTTGCCATTCTATCTCCTAGTTTCTATTAAATTTTTACTACGCTGTCAAGTCGCCGTAAACAACCCATAGATTTTCTGCTCTCTTGAAACAAGTTGCAGAAGAATATTGAGTTCTTAACTTTAGACCTGGTGTTGCGTTAACAGTAACTCCTGATGCTCCAGCAATTGTTACTTGTCCTGAGCCAGTTTGAAGAACATCAAAAGATGTTCCAACTGGGAAGGCAACTGATGCATTTGTTGGAATTGTCAGCGTAAGTGCTGAGGAAGAGTTCATTTCAATTAAATCATCTCTTTCAGTTAGTGATGACATTGTGTATGATGCTGTCTTTTGAACAATTGGGGTTATTGAATCAACCTTTAGTTCAAGGCTTGTTGTTACAGAAGATGCAAAGTTTGCATCATCTCCAAGGGCTGCAGCAAGTTCATCAAGTGTGTCGAGTGCTGCTGGAGCACTTGCAAGAATTGCATTTACTTGTGATGTCGCATCTGCGATAGCCTCAGCCTTTGCTGTTGCAATTGCAGCAGTTACTCCAGTAAACTGAGTCTGAATGTTAGATGATACCCCATCAAGATATCCAAGTTCTGTTTCAGAAATAGTTGAAGAAGAAGCAAGTTTAGTCCATGCAATTGCTGCTGAATCATTAATATCAGCATTTACAATTGCTCCATCTGCAATCTTAGCAGAGGTCACTGCACCATCTTCAATCTTTGCAGTTGTCACAGAATCTCCAGCAAGTTTTACTGCAGTTACTGAAGAATTAACAATCTTGTCTGTTGACACTGTATTATCGGTTGGTGTTCTTGTATCTGACAAACGAGCATCGTCTGTAAGAACAACGTTTGCTGTATCAACAATTCCATGTACGTTTGTTGTATCTAATCTATGGGTTTCTGTTGCTGATGTTGCTGCTGCAGTCGATGAACTATCTGCATAAGCCTTTGTTGCAAGTTCTTCCACATTAGCGATACCATGTACGTTAGTAGATAATACTGTGTGATCGCTTATGGCACCAGTTGCTGCTGTAGTAGCAGCGTTGTCTGCATAAGACTTTGTTGCAAGTTCTCCCACATCAGCGATACCATGTACGTTAGTAGATGATATTGTGTGAGCGCTGACGGCACCAGTTGCTTCTGTACTAGACTTAGTATCTACATACAACTTTGTGGCAGCGTGTAAGTCACTTACTGGAGCACCTGACAAGGTTAAAAATCCTGTCATTGTGTCGCCAGCCTTAACAAGTTTTTGTCCAACTAATTCAGTTATAGTTGCTGAAAAATTTTGATCGTTGGCAATTGCAATAGAAAGTTCGTTTAATGTATTTAATAATTCTGGTGCTCCTGCAACAACTGCAGAAACTCTTTGTTGTACGAATGCAGTCGTGGCAATTTTTGTTGATGAATCAGCACCATCTTGAGTAGTTGCTATTGAACTTGAACCAAGATCTGCTGCATTTAATGTTTTATTGGTTAATGACTGTGTACCTGTAAGAGTAACAACAGTATCATCAATATCAAACTGTTCTGTACCTGCATTCCAATCAAGTCCAACGCCAGCAAGAGTTGATTGATCAACTTCTGCGTTAGATATTGCCTCGGATAGATCATTAAGTGTTGCTAAGTTTGCTGTATTTGCGATACCGTGCACATCTGAGGTATCTGCTGCGTGAGTTGAGAGATTTGTTGCAACAGTAGTGATAAATTCTGGATCGTCACCCAAGGCTGCTGCAAGTTCGTTTAGAGTATCTAGTACACCTGGTGCACCGTCAAGGATCGCATTTGCGTCCACATAATAGTTTAGGGCAGACCATGTAGATGATCCGTTACCTATTTTAAATTTACTTGTGTCGGTTTCAAAACCGATTTCACCTGCTGCCAAAATTGGGTTTGCGCCAGACCACTGTGCTGCGGTTCCTCTGCGCTGTTGCATTCTTGTTGCCATTTATCTCTCCTTGTGGTATTTCTACCATTTTATTTCTGTGCTTATTATAACATCAGTTTTTAATTGAAGTTATCTACTGCGCTACCGCCGTCATAGACTACTGTCCACGAGTTGGTATTGTAGGATCCCCCATCTACTGGAGAACCCTGTGGGTCATTAAAACTACCTCCGCTTACAAACTGAGACACTATAAAACCAGTTCCATCGATAGCAGTATCGTGAATATGCTGTGGAAGATTTAATGTATCATCAATTGCTGCAAGAGTAATCCATGATCCAGAATAATAAACATTAACTCTTGATGTTAATGTGTCAAACCATAAATCACCATTATCTGGTGTAGAGGGAGCGGTAGCCCCAGTTGTCATACTGCCTACTACTGAATCTACATATGCTTTAGTAGCAGCATGGGTTGATAGTGTAGGATCTGCTACAACTACCGTCCCGCCAAACTCACCGCCACTTGCGACGATAAGTCCATTTTTAACCTTGAAGTCCTTGTTGACTGTTGCCAAGATTACCACTCCCTCTTTTTATTTATTTTATTACTTTAAAAGCGTTCCGATAGCAGCAACTGTTGAGTTGTTGTTAGCGGTAGTGACACGAAGACGAACATCGTTGCCAGAAACATCTGCTGAAACTGATCCAAGAGAACCATTTGTTCCAACCATTGCGTATTCTGTGATAGCAACATTGTCTGATGTGTCAAGTGTCAAAATAACCTTTGAAACTTCTGTGTGAGTTCCATTGGCAATCTTAACCAAAAATTCAGCAGAGCGATATGAAGCCTTAGCCCATGACACTGCTGTGTTTGTGCTTGCAGTTGCAACAGATGCTTCTGCTGCTACCTGCTTTGCTACAGATGCAATTTCTACTGCAGGGAAGTCTGGTGTGACTGCCTCAAGAGCAGATACTGCACGAGCATCTGTGAAGTATAGGTTTGAAGTACCTTCAACAAGATCGTCAGTATCAGAATCTGCAACACCGTTTTCTGCGGTAATTGTAAGATTGTCTGAACCATCTTTAGTAATTACAATGTTTGTTTTTATTGCATTTGCAAGAAGCGTTGCTGCTTCTCCTTTTGCACGAGCAGCAGTGTAATACAAGTTTGTATTTTCTTCTACATCTGCTGTTGTGAGTGCATCTGCATGAGCAATTGCTGCTGCTTGTGCAGCGTTAGCCTTGCTTGTAGCATCTGCTGCTGCTGCAGACTGTGCTGCGTTAGCCTTTGAGGTAGCGTCTGCTGAGGCAGTTGAAACTGCATCTGCTTCTGCTGCATCAACATATTGTTTTGTTGCTGCACCAAGGGCTGCTGATGGATCTGCTGAAAGGACAAGAAGTCCAGTCATTGTATCTCCAGCCTTTGAAACCTTGGTTCCTACTGATGTAGTAAGAGTTGTAGCAAAGTTAGCATCATCGCCAATTGCTTCTGCCAACTCATTAAGGGTGTTAAGTAGTTCTGGTGCACCACTAACCAAGTCTGCAACTTTTCCATCTGTGTAAGTATTTGCTGATGTAAGGGCATTATTAGCCTTGTCTGTTGCATCTAATGCTGCAAATCCAATTGCCTCTGATTGGGCAAAATTAGCCTTTGTAGTTGCATCTAATGCTGCTGTAGAGATTGCTTCTGACCTTGCATTATTAGCCTTGTTTGTTGCGTCATCTGCTGCAGTTGAGATTGCTTCGGCTTTTGCTGCTGCAACTTCTGCGTCTGTTGCAAAAGAACTTGCAACTGTTGCGTTTAATGTTACGTTTGCAGAACCATTAAATGAAACGGAACCTGCAAGATCTCCGCCCAATGTAATTGTGCGAGAAGTTTCAAGTGTTGTTGCTGTTGAAGCATTACCAGTTACATTACCAACGAGGTCTGCTGTAATTGTACCTGCAGCAAAGTTGCCTGAGCCATCACGCTTTACAACCTTGTTTGCTTCATTTGCTGATGTGGCTGTTCCGCCAATCAGGTTGACGATATAAGTTTGATCGTCAGTCTTCTTAGTAAGAATGTCATGGTTGTTGATGGTACCTGTTGTGCCTTCAACAATCAGACCATTTTTTACCTTAAAGTCTTTTGTGACTGTTGCCATTTATTATCTCCTTGTTTACGCCTTAAGTCCAATTCGTGCAAAACGAACTGTGACTGGCTTAATCGCAG